ATGAATACACCACAAATTTTCAATTTCGAACAAAACGAGGTTCGAACTGTTTTAGTAAATGATGAACCATATTTTGTAGGGAAAGACGTTGCAAGTGTTTTGGGTTATTCAAACACTAAAGATGCTTTGTCGCGGCATGTAGATTTGGAAGATAAGATGGGGTCGCGAATCACGACCTCAGGTCAATCGAGAGAGATGACGATTATCAACGAATCAGGTCTATACAGTTTAATACTTAAATCCAAGCTACCAAACGCAAAGAAGTTCAAACGTTGGGTAACGAGTGAAGTGTTGCCAGCAATTAGAAAACATGGAGGTTATCTAACTCCAGAAAAAGTAGAAGAAGCTTTGCTTAATCCAGATACAATCATTCAATTAGCAACTCAACTAAAAGAAGAAAGAACTGGAAGATTAATCGCAGAACAAAAGATTGCAGAGTACGAACCTAAAATCTCCTATTTAGATAGCATATTATCTTCTACAGATTCAGTAACAATTAGTCAGATTGCAGCAGATTATGGGATGTCTCCACAACAGATGAATAAATTACTTCATAAACTAGGTATTCAGAAAAAAGTCGGTAACCAATGGTTATTGTGCAAAAAACACATGAACCAAGGATACACAAAATCTCATACAACTGAGATCCCGAAAGCCGATGGTGGCACTAAAATTGTAATGAATACCAAATGGACACAGAAAGGGCGTCTATTTATCTACGAATTACTAAAAAAAGAAGGATATTACCCTCAAATGGATTTAGAGGAAATTGGTTAGAAAGGAGTTTTAGTATGACTGACATTGCAGAAATCACTCAACGAGATAGAGAAAAAATCAAAGAATATGTCGAAAGTTCAAAGTTCTTAACTTACACCATGCTTGCTGAAAGATTTGGAATTAGCAAAAGCTACTTATCTTTAATTTTAAACGGTAAAAAGACTTCTGCAGAAGCAAACAGAATTATAGATTCGATTATCACTATGTACGAATTGTAAAGGGAGGAACAGCTAATGCAATATCTAGAAGCAAAAATCCCAATTCCAGAAGGCTATGTAATTATCTCCCAAGTGGATTATGAGGAGTTAAAAAAAGCTGATGATACTGGTAGATGGATGACGTTGCCAGAAGTGCTAGAACGGATTAACAGAAAATATGATTGGTTTACTTCTAGAGTTTTAAAGAACCCAAGATATAGAAATATTATCGATATCGAGAAAAACAAAAATGGATTTGTCTATTATCCAGTTGAAGGAAGAGACACATATCTATTTTTAAGAAGTAAAACACTTGAATTTTTAGAAACAAATTTTTCGGAAATCTTAAGGAGGCAAGCGGATGGGAAAATTTAATAGAGCGCTAGTGTTCAGCGCACCGCTAATCATCTACGCTTTAGGACTTTGGGGAAGCAGGCAAGCGTTGATAGGAACGATTGTTTACATGGTTTGGATTTTTATGGGGCTTGATGAAGCTGAAGCTGAGTACAGAGCGAAAAAGCCAACCGAGGGGGCTGACTAAAAATGAATAGAAAAGAGAAACTAGAATGTATATTACTATTACTCAGTTTAATTCTTTCACTAATTTCTCTATTGGGAAGTTTGTATTTTTGATATCAACAATTTTGTGGATTTGGGTTCTATTTAGAGTAAATATCATTTTTGTTTGGTGATTAAGGAGTTTATTAAAATTAATTTTCCCTACTTCAAATGCAAGGTAACAAGATATAGCACTTTTAGGAGGAATATTTAGCGGTACAGCTTCAGAGTATATTCTATTATCATCGACTGATCCTCCTTTAGCAATTAATTTCTTAAATGGAGTAGCTGACCATCTGCGGTTTAAGTTAGCGGATGAAAGTTCTAAATTAACTAACATAGCTGGTTCTGTTGAATAGTTAGAAATGATTACTTTTGTATAAATCATATCTGCAGCGAAGTAAGAAGCATTAAGTTCAACTTCTAGTTGAGGGCGCATTCCTTTTATTTTTATCCCTGTTAAAAACGTACTCAATATAAAACTTATTATTGACATCCATTGAAAAATTGTTAAGTGAAAAAAATTCAAAATAAACACCACCAGTTTTTAACTAAATTATACCAAAAAGGAGAGAAGAAATAATGCAAGAATTAGTAATTTTGAAAAATAAAGAAGCTGTGACTACGAGCTTACAAGTGGCAGAAAGCTTCGAGAAAAAACATCAACATGTTTTAAGAGATATTGATGCACTAAAAAAAGATGTGTCCAATTTTGGACAGATGTTTGTAGAAGGTAATGAACCAGATTCATATGGCAGAAATCGACGAGTTTTCTTCATTAGTAGAGATGGATTTTTCTTGCTGGCTATGGGGTTTACAGGAAAGAAAGCTATCTACTTCAAACAAAAATACATTGAAGCATTCAACGAAATGGAAGATGTTATTCGCAAGAATACTGTTCCTCAAACAATTGAAGATATGATGATCTATCAATTAGAAGAAATGAAAGATGTTAAAAAAGATGTTTCCATGCTTAAAGATACTATGCGAATTAGCGGACAACAAGAGTTTGAAATTAAGCAAAAAGGAAATATGAAAGTTATGGGAGTTCTAGGGGGAAAAGAAAGCCGAGCTTATGAAGAAATCAGCAAAAAAGTATTCTCAAAATTTTGGTCTGAATTTAAACGTACCTTTTCAATCCCAAGATATGGCGAGTTACCTCGTAAGAGATTCGATGATGCTGTTTCATTTATTGAAATGTGGTTGCCAGAAACTGCGATCCGTATGGAAATTGATCAACTGAACAGACAACAGAGACTTTTTGGTGATGACAATGAATAGAGCTGAAGCGCTAAGAATAGGGACGGCAATTGCTAATTGCTGGTGGAAATACTATAAACCAATCATCCTAAGCCAACAACATATTGACAAGCAAAAAGCATGGCAACAAATAAAAAAGTGACTCCGCCGGCAAGCAAAGAGTCACAAAGAAAACACATCATAAGGAGATTTTAGCATATGGAAAAAGAACTTTCCACTCTAGATCAATATTTGATTGATCCTGATTGGGGCAAGCCGAAAATTGAGGAAACAAGTGGTCGAAAAATCAGACGAAATCTTTTGACGAATGAAGAACTAGCTTGGGATCAAGATGATTTAGGCAACCATGTAACTATTTGGGATCATGTTTATCTTATCCATCTATCGAAGCATTCGAATAAACCTGAATATATTTACGTCATCGAAGATGGCTTGATTGATGCGCTAGAAGAGTACGACAGAGATAACTTGATTGATATCTCTTATTACGGACCAGGTAAGAAATACATTGCTGAAATGGAGGCAGAATTTGATGAGTGAAATCAAAGGGACAACGAACTTTGAAAAACTTTTTAGTCGTAAGTTAAATAAAATTCTCAAGAAAAAAGGAAATTTTGATTATTTATCTTGGGCTCACGCGTGGGAGATTATGAAAAAGAATGATCCACAGGCAACGGTAACTATTAATGAGTACAAACACTACAGGGTTGTTTCTGGAACTCATCAAGACTTTCTTGTTGAGGAATATAAACCTTTTCTTATGGATGAAACTGGGACTTATGTATCTGTCTCAGTAACGGTTAAAGGACACACGGAAACCGAATTATTTCCTGTTTTAGATTATCGAAACCAACCAGTTGTTAAACCAAATGCAATGCAAATCAATAACTCATTGAAGCGATGCTTTGTGAAAGCATTGGCTCTACACGGACTGGGATTATATGTATTTCAAGGGGAAGATATTCCAACACCACCTAGAATCGATACAAAGAAATTAAACATGCTAGAGACGATTCTAGAAGCTTTCAATGAGCAGATGGGTAAAGATATGACCAAAACCTTAATCGAATATGTTAATGAGCAGACAGATAAATTAGGGCTCTTAGCTGATAACGTTGAAACTATTGAACAGTTAAGCTATGAGCAATGTGCCTTGATGGAGCGAGCAATAGCAGCTAAGAGAAAAGAATTAGATAAGAAGTGATATGAGTGTTTAAACCATTAATCGATTCATATTCAGCGGTTCTGAAAAAGTTCAAAGGAAAAGACATAAGCGCAACCATCAATGAGGAAGTGAACATTGATCGACTAAAGACGATGTATGACGGCTACGATGGTGATCGAGTCATTGAAATTCGTTTTATTGATCCTAGACGTTTCACCGTACAGCAACGAAACTTCATCTATGCGCTGATAGGCGATATTTTTATCGATACAGGCATGCCAACGGACTTCTGGAAGGAATTCTTCTACTTTCGTTTTGAAGGTGTCACAGGGCGCAAAATAAGCCTGAAAGACGAATCGAATACAACTGTGAGTGATGCCAATGTCTTAGCAAATATCATCTTAGATTTCATCTTTGAACATCATATTCCTTTCAAAGAAGGCTATGAGATTTTACCTGCGAATCAAGAATATTACTTCTACAAATGCATCACAAAAAGAGTCTGCTGCATCTGTGGCAAAACAGGAGCTGACATCGATCACTTTGACAAAGCGCTAGGAAGACGAAAGCGCAAAGAAGTTGATCATGCAGAGTACACATTTGCAGCACTCTGCAGAATCCATCACACAGAGAAGCACAAAATAGGTGTGATTAATTTCAAAAATAAATATCAAATCAAAGGGATCAAATTAAACCAGAAAACAATCAAAAAGTTAAATATTGGAGGGTAAAAATGACAGAACATCGAAGTTATTATGCGATTATACCAGCCAACGTAAGGTACGACAAAAGACTTAAACCAAATACTAAGTTGTTATACGGAGAGATAACGGCCTTGTGTAATGAAAGAGGCTTTTGTTGGGCAGGCAATGAGTACTTTGCAGATTTATATGGTGTGAATAAAGAGACCATATCGCGATGGGTAAGTGATTTGATTAAGTTTGGATACTTGAATCGGGAAATCATTTACAAAGAGGGTACCAATCAAATAATCAATAGGTACCTACGAATTAATCAATACCCTATTGACGAAAAACGCAATACCCCTATTGACGAAAAAGTCAAAGATAATAATACATCTATTAATAATACATTTAATAATACAAAAGAATATATAAGAGAGTTACCGCCTTCGAAAAAATCGAAGGCTAAGCCCGTCCGTCATAAATACGGAGAGTATAAAAATGTTCTTTTGTCAGATGAGCAGATGGAGAAACTCAAAACAGAATTCCCTAATGATTACCAAGAGCGAATCGAACGACTGTCAGAGTATTGTGAATCATCTGGTAAGACTTATAAAAACTATTTGGCAACTATTCGAAGTTGGGCAAGGAAAGAAAAAAGTGAACCTAAGAACGCAAGCAGTGGATACAAGCGCACAGGAAGACGAGAGAAGCTTCCTGAATGGGCAATCGACCAAGAAGCCTATCTCAAGAAAAAAGCGCTAGAACGAGCTAATAGACAATCAAAAGCACCATTCTAAGAGGTGGAAAAATGAAGATCGATTATCTAGAACTAATTAATGAAATAGCGAATTATAAAAAGGGCGAGGAATTAGACGTCCTGAGAGACGTATATGATCAACTCGAAGAAGCTGGAATTGAAGGAATTAAGAATGATCGTTCGAGTTGGAGTAAGCTCAGATACTATTTCGCACTTTATATCGATACAACACAATTAAGAAATTTAGCATATACCAAATTACTATTTGTTGATTGTGTTAAAGGCTTGCAAAAACATCTTAATGAACTTGAGCAGGTGTAATCAGATGGACCTAAAGACATTTACAGCACAGATTGAACTAATGCATCAAGAAGCTTTAAGACAAAGTGTATCGTACGAAGACAAGTGGCTCAACACGTTCCATGGCGGACGTGAGAGCGCACTTGATCAAGTACTCAAATTACTGAAAGGAGAATGTCGGGATGGATAAGAAAGCGGCAATGCAGCGAATTATCGAATTGACTTATTCAGAAGATTGGCAAAATGACAAAGAAGCTGCTTCAGAAGTGATGAGGCTTGGAAGAGCGATGTGGGCAGACAAGAGCAACAAGCCAAGACCACGAAAAATCGCAATTTGGCACGGTGACAAACTTCTAGTGATAGGGACAGCTGAACAGTTAGCAAGTCTCACAGGCTTGCACGAGAAAATCGTGAGGAAAAGAGCAAGGTGTGGCTACACAGACGCTAAGAAGAGAACGTTTAGATACGTGGAGGAATCATCATGACAACAGAAGAAGTGATTCAAATGCGTATTCGAAGCCTTCAGCGTGAGATTGACGATCTGGAACGAACAAAGGCAGTGATGGTCAATGAAACGGCGAGAAAGGCAATCGATTTGCACATAGAGAATTTAAGAAGGGAAATCCATCGATTGGAGGAATGAGCGTGGATAAGAAAGCAGCAATGAAAAGAATTGCTGAATTAACCAAGTCAGAATCTTGGCAAGAAGACAAAGAAATAGTTGCAGAAGTCCAAAAGCTCGGTAAATCAATGTGGACTGAAAAGCCCAAACGGAGAACGCCGAGAAAAATTGCAATCTGGCATGATGACCGAATTNTAGTAACAGGTACTGCTGAACAGTTATCTGAAATTACTGGATTAAGCAAAAACATTATCTGGGATAGAGCTAGGAGCTTATGGATTGATTCAAAAGGACGACAGTTTAGGTATGTGGAGGAGAGATAATGGATCTCATTACACAATACAGTGACATCATCCTCAAGAAAATCATGATGAAGATTCAGAAAGATAAAAAATCAAAAGAACGAGCTGAATTAGTTAAGTTAGAAATGGCTGAAACAGGAGCAGGAGTGCGAAGTAGCAGGCATTGGAAAGCAGCAGCAAACATTGAATTTTATTACAACGAAATTCAAAAAGGGTTCGATCAGATGCGTGAGCTGGATCGGCAAACAAATTGGAGCAAGAAACTTCATCAAGATCGTTTCAAATTTGTAGAGAAGTATAAAGAAATATTAGAAGAGTATTTGAGGAGGACAGCAAATGATAAAAAAACTCGTTCAATTCAGCATGGATTTATATGATATCGAATCAGGAGCAACACTATCTGTGGAATCGGACCATCTAATCATAAATTTTGGTGGAAAGCGCCAGATTATTTTGTGGGTAGTTGATGATGTACTGTTTCCAGAAATTGTTCATGATTTCGAAGAATCAAAAGCGGTTGAGTTTGAAATAGTGAAAAAAGTAATGGAATTGATTGAAAAATACGAGGAGGACAGCGAATGATACCGAAGTTTAGAGCGTGGGATAAACGAAAGAACGTAATGAGAGATGTAGCCGTCTTGCATTTTACTAAAAACGGCAAAACAAACTTTATTGAATATTGGATAAATCCTACCGAATTGAAATCATATCACGTGCGAAACATCGACCTCATGCAATCCACAGGAATGAAAGATAAGAATGGTGTGGATATATTTGAAGGGGATATAGTATTAGTCAGCGTGCGAAATGGCTTCGATTACTTAGATAATAAAGTCTGTATTGTCAAAAATTCAATAGATTATTCCGGATTAGTTTGTGCCACTGTTGATGAAGACTTAGAGTATCAAATTTTTAACACAGAGCTGTTTGAAGAATACACGTACGAAGTCACCGGAAATATATACGAGAATAGCGAGTTATTGGAGGAACAGCGATGAATAAACAGGAAGCAATCAAAAAGTTAGAAAGTATTAAAGCGATAGGAAATGATGCAATAGCTGCTTGCTATAACGAGAGTATAAATTCAGGTATTACGTTAATGAAAAAAATAGACGAACCGCAGAAACCAGTTATTCCACAACTCGTGGCCGGTTGGCTTGAGAAATCTACGGACCCTTTTACAAAAGCTGAAAAAATAGCGTATTTAATCAAATCTAAAGATGGTGATTCATATTATTTCTGTGATTGGTTTGTACGAGATGGCATAGTGACGCAAGAGCAAGGAGAAGAATTACTCGCTTGGGCAACAAGACAATCATATGAAACACTATTGAGCCTATACAACGGCTACGAGGTTGAGAAAGAGCCGTTATGGGCAATAAAGAATGCCGATGGAAACTATCTTACTAAATGTGCTTTATGGGGAAAAGATGGAGTAAATTATAGTTTTGAATGCAATCCATCTCATCGATTGCTTTTCACTGATAAAGCAACAGCGGATGCTGCAGCATTGTTGGTGAATGGAACAGTGGAAGAGGTGGTAGAAAGATGAAACTAAAAGACGGATTTTACGCTAGCAGTCACGGTATCGGCGGTTTAATGCTAGATATGCCGACAAAGAACCCTAAAACACGCAAGAAATCAAAATTCAAAGTCGGTGACATGGTCCGCTGTGAAGCAGAAGAGTTCGTTTATCCGTTCAGAGGATACGTTAAAAAGATACTGTCAAACTCAGCAATCATTCGTATTGAAAATACAATGAAGTGTGATCGTTCGACTGCAAAACACAAGCATTATTTAGCTGTAGCGAGATTAGTTGACATGGAAGTAATCAAGAGCAAATAAAAAAAGCCGGATCGCTCCGACTGATTCAATAAATCCAACACATTTATTATATCACATAAAGGAGCGGTTTGACTTGATGCAATTGTTACGAGAGGTAGATTTCAAACAGACAAGATGTAATGCGAGAGATGTGCTGAAGAACTTTCGGCGTTTGGAGCGGATGGCAGGTCGCTCTTTGATAGATATTAAGTCGCCGATTATAACGGATATGCCGAAGGCACCGAAGCATGGCAATAAGGCAGAAGACGCGATTATTCAGATGATGGATATAGAAACGGAGAGAGATGCGATTCTAGCGGCTTTGATGGCTCTTAGTCTGATTTTAGTCGTCAGATACTCTACTACAGCTTCTGTGTGCCAGATAGCTTCTCAAACTACAGAATTAGCCGTGAAGTGGGTTATTCAGAAAGAAGTATACAACGGATGAAGTCGGAAGCTCTAATAGAGTTTGCAGAAGCATATAAACACGGAAAAATAATTGCTTATAAATAATTTGGCGGTTTTTTGGCGGAATGATGGCGGTTTTTAGACATTTACCAGTGTTATTATGGTAGTGTCGAAAGATTAGGAAACAGGATCGACAAAATAAACGAAGGGAGGCAATCTCCCTCATCGTTTTAAACTTCTTCTTAGATAGACAGCAACTAATTATGAAGAAAAGGATGTGAATTCAACTCCTCCTAAATTCTTCATCGGTTGCTGTTTATTTTGATTAGACAGCAGCACTCACAAAACTAAACATGTTCTTGTCGTCTTTCAACTGCTGCTGTCTATTAATTTATGTATTGGAGGGAAGAAAAATGAAATTATCAGTAGAAGGCACTCCAGAAGAAATACAAGAATTGCTCCAAGCTATTGGTAGTAGCAAGGAGCAAAAGGTAAGTGTTTCTAATTCAGATATTGACGGTATTTGCAATTGTTTAAACAGAGAAAAAATATCTAATCCTTACTAAGAGAAAATATGTTCGTTAATGAATTTCCAATTTTCCTCTGTAGCTCTACCTTGATAATTTTTTTGCAGTTCACAGATGAATAAGGAATCGTTATTATCAAGTACTGTATTTAATTTTTCACACATTTGATTTGGATTCAAATTAGTTTTAACTAACCAAAAAGATTTTTGTAGCTTTATATATGCCCCAAATTCTTTTATTATTTCAAATACTTTATCATACTTTTGCCCTGGGTTATTAAGATCATAACTAATCATGTAGGGTTTATACATGTTGTCTTGCACATCCTTGTTTTATATTTCAGCGGACCACTCGCTGATAAATAAAATTATACGCTTAGTATTTATTTTCACAATATTAATTTATCGTAATAACTTTTGAGTAAATAGAACAAAAAACCTGCACTAGTTTCCGCTAGTACAGGCAGTGACTATATCGGTTGATAATCTAGCATATATTAAAAATAATTGCAAGAAAAGAAATTTATAGTGGTTTATACCAAATTATCAAAGCAATGTTATTTTGTTGCTGTCTATTGTTTTTTAATTATTCACACGATAACTAAAGGTGGGTGAAGAGAAATGATTCCATTAATAATTTCAATTTTTGCGCTCTGTCTTAATGTCTATATGATTGGATTTAAAAATGGGCAAAATAAAAAATAGTAGCAGCCAAGAATAATTTTATAGTGTCACTGTGGCGGAAAGGGTAGACGCTAAGCATGTGTGCTAGGTCAATGCTTCGGCAACCATGCAAGGTTCGATTCCTTGCCAGCGACATTAAATGCCTATGACGGTTACGACTACCGAAAAAAGATCGTTAAGAAGCTATACGGTGCTACGTACGGCAATGTAGTAAGTGTGCTATCTGTACACCACCAAGCTTCGGTCACTGTGGCGGAAGTAGAAGACGCAGCGGTAAATGGCGAGTAGCCTCGTGAGAGCCTGGTAAGTTCTCGTGAGTGGTGCAATCCCACTCCAGCGACTTTAAGCAACCGAGGCATCGGCGGTTTAAAAATATAGGGGTGCGCAATTTCGTACGCGTTTTGTGCATCGTGCAAGTTACTATTACATATTAGATCACTCTTTGAGTGGTCTTTTTATTTTTGCACAAAGGAGGAAACAACAATGTATAGACCACAATACTTAGAACAGAAGTATGAAGTAATCACTGTTCATAAAGGTAATGGCGAAAAAGTATATGAGTATAGAAGACCAATAAAGAGCGATACATATAAACGNAAGGAAANCAATGAAGTTATTCCATTGTATGGCAAAAGAATAGCTAAGNATTAAATAAGATTGCGAAAGGAGANGGNACATGACCGAGGAATTCTATAGATGGNTATTACAGTTGANAAGAGAAGATCGTTTGGTTAAGTTCTATCAGTCTCCTAAATGGCGCAGGCTTAGAGAGAAAGCGATGAAACGAGATCACTATGAATGCCAAGAGTGTAGAAGACTAGGTAAGTATCATAGAGTAGAGAACGTTCATCATATAAAGGAAGTCAAGGATAGACCTGACTTAGCTTTAGATTTAGATAATCTTATTTGTTTATGTGTTGAACATCATAATGAAGTTCATGGCAGATATCTTACAGCNTTAGATAAACAAGAGAAGAAGATAGAAAGCTTNGCTAACTTCGATGCAAGTGAAAGGTGGTAAGTGCATGATCATCAATGACAATGGCAGAGAGTATGATACAGAAAAGATTGAAGAGTATTCATCTTATACTCAGGGATTAATTAAACGTTTGATATACGTTCGCTATGTAGGTATTAGGGATCTGTTATCAGATAACTGTTGTAGTAAATACAAAGTGAATCAAGTAAGAGAAGCGTTGAATAAAGATAATAACGTCGAAAGAATAAAAAATGTTTTTGGATATAGTATTGAAGAGATTAATTATTACATTGACTTCGCTGAAGCTTTCATTCCGATGGTGAGATAACCCCCCCTTAAAATAAATCGCAAATTTTTTGGGGGTGATGAAACGGAGGGGGCTGTCAGGAAAAGAGATTTTTTCGAACTTTATCATGAAAGGAGGGCTAAAATGTTTAAAAACGAATTGTCTCAAAATCGCTACAGAGAAAAATTACGCCGCTCTTTAATAAGCCAATTGGAAAGTCAGAAAACAAATATTGAGCCATTCTTAGATAATGTTGATCGTTATATCAGTTTATGGGAAACGGCGATATCACTGGAAGAAGATATATCCGAGAACGGCATTAGACTGGAGAATGGTAAAAAGAATGAATCAGTAGCGTTGCTTGTTTCTGTCAACAAACAAATGGGATTGATGTTGGATAAACTTGCCATTACTCCTGAATTGGTAGGTGAAGCAAATGAATCAATTCCTGAGTTATAAGCATATTGAAAATTGGTTCAAAGCTATAGAAGAAGGCACTATCAAGGTATGCAAAGAGCAATTATTGCTAAAAAATTATCTAGAAGAAAGAGTCTTTACTAGAGAAGATATTTACTTCGATAAGCAGATGGTAGAGGATTCAATCAATATACCAGCACAATACTTTCCATTCGAATTAATTCCGTGGGAAAAATTTCTACAATGTTTTATTTATGGTGTTCGATGGAAAAAAGATAAAACACTAGTGTTCAATAGATATCTTTCATTAATGGGACGTGGTAATGGTAAAACTGGTTTTGCTTCTTGGAACAACTTCTTTCTACTAACCGCTAAACACGGTATTAAAAATTATGATATTGATATCTATGCCAATAATGAAAGCCAAGCAAAGACTAGTTTTGATGATGTATTTAAAGTAATTAAAGATCATCCTGATTTAGATAAAAAAGTATTTAAAGCTACGAAGGAAGTTATTCAAAATATCGCTACAAACAGCAAACTTCGTTATAACACGGCAAATGCTAGAACAAAAGATGGGAAGCGACCAGGTGCAAACCGCTTTGATGAAATTCACGAAAATGAAGATTATTCAATGATAAATGTGGCTACTTCTGGTGGTGGTAAAATTCGAGATTATAGAGAATTTTATGATACAACTAATGGTCATGTTCGTGGTGGTCCGCTTGATGACATTATAGAAGAATCAAAAATGATTCTTTCTGGAGAACTTGGAATTGACAAGGATGGAGCAGAATTTTCTAGTTTGTTTCCATTTATTTGTCGCTTGGATAACGATAATGAAGTTGATGATCCCGACATGTGGGAAAAAGCTTGTCCAACTATTAATTACAATGCAGATTTAAAACGGAAAATGTTTCAAGAATACTCTCAAATGCAACGTAATGCTGGTTTAAGACTTACGTTCATGACCAAACGAATGAACAGACCTATGGAAGATACACGATTTGCTGTTGCTTCATATGATGATGTTCTGCATACGAAAGAAAAAGAATTTCCTGAAAAAATGGATGAAGTGATAGGAACAGTCGATTTTGCTGATAGACGAGATTTTGCCAGCGTTGGGTTGCTAGGAAAATACGATAAAGATGTTTATTTTACACAACATACTTTTATCCACGAATCAGCCCTTCGATTACAAAACATCAAACGAGAGGTTATAGATATTTCTATAGATCAAGGAAAATCACAGATCGTTCATGGAAAAAATATAGAAGCTGATTATATTGTAGGTTGGTTTCTTGAAATGAGTAATAAATATTATATTAAAAAAATCGCTATGGATATGTACCGTGCAAAAATATTGAAGCCCGCTTTAGAAGAAGCAGGTTTTACTGTGGAAATTGTTCGAAGCGGATCTGTTACACATGGTATGTTAAAAGATCTGGTTGATGACCTTTTTATTAATCAACGTTTATTTTTTGGTGACGATGCGATTATGCGTTGGTATTGCATGAATGTATATGAAGAGCATATTTCTAATGGAAATATACGCTATGAAAAAATAGAACCTGAAACTAGAAAAACGGATGGCTTTTTTTCATTCCTTCATGGTTTGAATTTTTTAGATGATATTTATGATTCTGCTCCTGTAACAGTCACAAATAGCTCAGTAGAAAATACAGGAACTGGATTTACTCCTCTAGTATTCTAACTTGAAAGGAGGTGAGAAAGTGGGGATTTTTCAAAAGGCGGTAGGATACTTCACAAAAAAAGCAACGGTTCCTTTAGAAGAATACTTTTGTAAATTGCAAGTTGATTTTGTGTATCGAAAATTTGCGATTGAAACTTGTATTGATTTGATTGCAAATGCGATGAGTAAAGCGGAATTCAAGTCATATGAAGATGGAAAAAATAAAAAGAATGATCTTTACTATAGGCTGAATGTAGCTCCTAATAAGAAAAATAATGCAACAGAATTTAGAAAAAAACTGATCAGGAGATTAATATTCTACAATGAAGTATTGATCGTTTCTCCGTCTAATAATTCTAGCGAAATATTTATTGCGGATAGTTGGGATGTCACAGAATATGCATTGAAAGATGATGTGTTTTCTCAAGTGCAAATTAACAACATAGTCCTTGATAGAGAATTTCTAGAAAGTGATGTTATCTATATAAAATACGCAGATCAACAAATTAGGCAACTAGTCGATGCGTATTATCAAGCGTATGGGAAACTCATTTCTAGTGCCATGAATGTTTACAAGCGCTCTAACGCTCGTAGATACGTACTGAAAGGGAATTTATTCCGACCGCAAGACAATACAACACAAGATCAAATCAATAAAATGATGACATCACAATTTAAGGCTTTTATGGAAGCTGATAATGCAGGTGCGGTATTTCAATTACAAAATGAGTACACATTAGAAGATTTCAGCGGAAACTTCCAAAGCAATTCAAGAGATATAAAAAACTTAATAGACGACATCTTTGAGATGACAGCAGCAGCGTTTCACGTTCCGAAAAACCTACTAAAGGGAGACATGAGTGGGTTATCGGATCAAGTGGACGCTTTTTTAATGTTCGAAATCATACCGATTGCTGAACTTATTCAGGATGCGTTTAACGCTAGTCTCTATGAAGTAGAAGAATACTTGTCAGGGAATTTTGTACGTGTGGATACAACTATGATCAAGATTACTAGCTTCAAAGATTTGGTTGACGCTATTGATGTAGGCATTAGAAATGGAGTATTTACAATCAACGAAGGAAGAGAACGCGTTGGAAATGATCGCTCTGATAAGGCGATGGCAGATGAAATATTTATAACTAAAAACAATCAACAAGTATCGAAAGGAGGTGAGGCGAATGACGACAATGAAAACATTTCTAGCAGTAAAGAATGAAGGCGCAGTACCGCAAATTTTTATTCAGGGATTTATTGGTTCTAGTTGGTTCTTTGAAGGGAATACTGACAAGGGAATCAAAAATATTTTGGATAGTCTAGGTGATCAAGAAGAAATTGAAGTAGTAATTAATTCAAACGGTGGAGACGTATTTCAAGGGATTGCTATTGGGAACTTACTTAAGTCAAATAAAGCAAAAGTTAACGTTGTGATTAACGGCTTAGCCGCTAGTGCTGCTTCAATTATCGCAATGGCTGGCGATACTATAAAAATCTACAACAATGCACAATTGATGATTCACCGCGCTTCCACATACGGAGAAGGAAATGTCGATGACTTCCGTACGATTGCTGACCAACTGGAATCAATTGATAAATCGGTAAAGGCTTCATATAAAACACGATTCAATGGCACAGATGAAGCATTGCAAGAACTTCTTGAAAAAGAATCGTTTATGGATGCAGAAACAGCTTTGAGTTATGGATTGGTCGATGAAATTATCGATGCAGAAAATAGCTCAGGTACTGAAGCTAAAAAAGAACAAAGCGTTGAAGAAATTTTGAATGACGTTAAAGAAAAAAGAGCAGAAAAAATTGCTGCATTTACAGCAGCATTAAATAAAACATTTGGACAAGGAGATGTAAAATAATGACAGTTAAAAATTTAAAAGGTGTAACAGCTGCAAGCGACCAATTGATGAAAGCTTTTAAAGATGGTAACGAAGAATCTTTTAGCGCAGCTATGGTAAGCTTATCTAAGGAAATTCAGGATAAAATTTTAGAAGAAGCAACAGCAAAAAATCAAGATCAATTAGTATTAATGAACCGTGGTCAGCGTGTATTAACTACACAAGAAACAAAATTCTATAACGAAGTAGTGAAAAACGAAGGTTTTGCAGGGGTCGAAGAATTAGTGCCAGCTACTGTATTTGAACGTGTATTTGAAGATTTAGAACAATCTCATCCACTATTGCAAAAAATTACTTTTGTTAACACAACTGGTGTAACAGAATGGATTGTGTCACGTGGAGTCAATCCAGCATGGTGGGGTAAACTTTGCGAAGCTGTTAAAAAAGTTTTAGATAATGGCTTTGATGTAATTAACATGAAGCAGTTCAAGCTATCAGGTTATATTCCTGTATGTAAGGCAATGCTTGATTTAGGTCCAGTATGGTTAGATCGTTATGTCCGTACTGTTTTAGTAGAATCATTGAGAATTGCATTAGAACAAGCAATTGTTGATGGTACTGGTAAAGATATGCCAGTCGGAATGATGCGTGACATGAGCAAACAAACTAGCGGAGAATATGCTGAAAAAAAAGCAGAACCTATTACAGCTTTAGATGCTGTAACTATGGGCGGTTTGATGGCGCGACTATCAAAATTCAATATCGAAGGTGTGAATGATCCGATTTATCGTAATGTGAATCCTTCTGATGTGGTCCTAATTGTGAATCCAACTGATTACTGGTCTAAAGTATTCCCAGCTAAGACTGTACTAACTGCTAATGGAGAATACGTACAAGTATTGCCAGTACCAGTTTCAGATTTGCAGTCAACGGCTGTGCCAGAAGGAAAAGCAGTTATTGGGGTAGCCTCAGATTACTTCATGGGTGTAGGATCTACACTAAAAATTGAAGCTTCAGATGAATACCATTTTGTTGAAGACGAACGCATTTATCTAGCTAAACAATATGCAAACGGTCAACCTAAACGTAACGATAGTTTCATTGTATTAGATATTAGCGCTTTGGGAACTACTACTACAACTACAAAACCAACAACCACAACAACTACAACACAAGCGTAGGTGATCAGAATGAAGTATATTCTTTGTCAGCCGGCAATCAATCGGTTTAAATGGGAGCTTGAAGTTTGTTTAACTAATCTGAAGAAACTAGGAATCAAAGATATCGTATTGCTTTTCAGCAGACACGATGATCAGATTCCTATTTTTTTTGAGAAGGAATATGGTGTTGAAGTTCATGTGTACGATGATCTGCGGGACGACAAAGAGTATATTCCTTCGATTAAACCATATTTATGGTGGAAATATTTAGAAGAAGATCATTCGCGTGAGGACGACCGATATTTCTATATCGATTCGGATGTCATTTTCAATAAAAGAATTAATTTGCGCAAATTGCCTTCTAAAGATGATGTTTGGTATTGTAGCGACTGCTGTAGTTATCTAAGTCTTGATTATATTAGAAGCTGTGAAAACGGAGAAAATATTCTAAAAGATATGGCAAACATTGTAAATGTTACAGTAGAATCTTTGGAAACTATAAACACTAATTCAGGAGGCGCACAGTGGGTTATTAACCGNCCTAAAGCGAATTATTGGAAAAAGGTTTATCTGGATTCTAATCGGCTATATCGCTACCTTAGAGGGCAAAAAACAAATATANAAATCTGGACAGCCGAGATGTGGGCACAGCTTTGGAACATGATGTATTTCAATATTGGTCCTAAAGTTCACGAGGAATTAGACTTTTGTTTTGCTACTGATCCAATAGAAAAAGTTAAAGAAGTAAAAATCTTACACAATGCTGGAGTAACAACAAACGATGAAGATTTATTTTTCAAAGGGAGATACGTGACTTCTACGCCTTTTGATGAAGATTTATCATTTGTAAACAAGAAAAAATGCTCTTACGCATATGTTAAAGCAATTAAGGCGGTGGTTAGATGACGCCTGAACAAGTGACTGAAGAATTGCTAATAGCTGTGAAGGATAATATTTACGTTACCTGGAACGAAGAAGATGAGTCAATTAAAAAGATGATAGCTAAAAATGCTGTTTATCTTCAAAGTAAAGTGAGTACAACACTTTCTTTTTCTCCTGAAAGCTTAGAATACGGATTGCTAATCGAAAGATGTAGATACGACTGGAATCGTGCTTTAGATGAGTTTGAACAAAATTTCGCTAGTGAGTTATTAGGTTTCATTCAACATTATGCGCTACAAGAATATATTGCAGGTGATGTGAATGGCGAATAATCGTAGACTCGAAGAAACATTCAACGATGGTTGGTTAAAGATTTTGACGCAAACTACCAAAAGAAATGAACTAGGAAAAAAGATTGGTGTAGAAGATACAGAAATCACTTCTTTAAAATTTAGAAATCTTTCCATGAGAGATAGTGATATAACAGCTATGGATGCGATGGGATCGAAATTAACTAAGAAAGTAAAGACTCCATTTCATCCAATCGCCAAGAAATTTAATAAAGATCAATATTTTATCGTAATCGATAGTATGCGTTACAACGTTATCTATGCCGATTACGATAATTTTTATATCTATTTTTATCTTGAAAGTGTGGGTGAATATGGTGATTGATAATTCTAAAGAAAAAGAACGTTTAAATAAGCAAATTTCTGCTATCAAAACTTCCTTAGAAGAGCATTTTGGCCTCAAACTCTTTCAAGACTCCGTAGGCGAGGATGAGCTACCTGATGATTTTAATTACTTCATTCTCGAAACAGGAGAAATAGAAATGATCACTGAGCCAAAATATAGCGTGGGTCAAAATCTATATCTAACTTTCTATTCAGAAAATAGAGAAGATTTAACAGGAGATTCACTAGATATTATTTCATTGATTCAAAATCGTTCGATTCGTTTTCAGAGAATGGATCCCAATCATTTAAAACTAGAGAACCAAGATCGCTATATCGATCAATTGGTATTTACGTTTAGACGATTATTGAAGAGTGATTGTCATGGCTAAAAATAGTTGGGAGCTAAAAATAAATGGACATGATGAACTTCTTGTGCGGATGGAACGCTATTCAAGCGAGAGCGAACGACTGATTAACGAAGCATTGAAATCAAAAGGTTCGGCTATTGCAGTGGATAGGATTACAGAAAAAATTCCTGTTTCTGAAGCAGATTTAAGAAGAGGGCACCAACACGCAAAAAATAGTCGTCCACTTAAGACTCAATACATTAATTTGGGTTTCATCATTAGACCTACAAGAAAATTTGAGTATTTAAAATATCCTGATTTGGGGATAGGTACTTCTAAAAGAAATCAGCCGGACGAATTTATGAGAAGAGGATTAGGTCTTGCACTTGATCCAATTACAGAACTTCTGATTCGTCAATTCGATAAATTAAATAAATAGGGGGAACAACAATGGCTAAAACAAAAACTGTAGTAACAACGTTCGATAACGTAAGTATCAAACGAATTGCTTTTAATTTTAAGAACGCAGGAAATGCAATCGCAACGAATTGTAATGGACAATTAGATGGCGAAACAGAAATGCAAACGGTGGTTAAAAAATGTGGAGCGACAGAAGTAAAATCAAAATCTAAACCAATCAATATGACGGTAACAATTACTGCACATGTACCGATGGAAGTTTATCGACGTTTCAATGGGTTGAAACAAGATGGACGTATTAAACCAGGCATTTACTCTTACGGTCCTGATTCCGTAGGCGAAGATTTCTCACTTGCTGCAGAGATCGTGGATGACTTCGAAGAAAATAGAAAGTTAGTTGGTATGTTAGCATGCACTTCGAATACAGGATTAACATTCTCTATTGAAAATGGTGCGGATGAAGTAGCTGCGTTAGAACTAGAAACAAAAGTTATGCAAGATGAATTTGGTAAATTTTATCATGAAGCAATTGTTGCAGAACTTGAAGAAGACTTAACAGATCAATGGATGACGAATCTATCTGCTGATGTGATTAAAAAAACTTCAGTTGTGACAACTACGGCCACTCAATCACAGTAAAAAAAACGGAGGTAGCGAAATGAACGAAGATTACTCAAAAATTGAACTAAACGATGGAACAATTTTGAATTTAGAACCTAAACTGAATATCAAGAAATTATTGATGATCAATAGAGATTTTAACACAGACGAGTTTGCAAAAATGACTGTGGGAAAAGGATCCATGGATATTTCTGTTATTCAAGGTGCAAAGGCTGTGTATATTGCTTACCGCCAAGCGAACATGACTGATTATATTTCATTCGATGAATTTATCGATAAATGGGATTTTGATATGGCTACTGCCAGCTATATTTATCAATTGATGATGTTCAAACAAGCACGCGATGCTTATCAAAAAGAATTTGAAAAAGCAAATAAGGAAAAAAAGCTTCAAAAGTAAAAATTCCAAAGCTCTTAGTTGAAACGTGGGTCGATGTCTATTCGATGTTGACCGACGTTTTTTCTATGCCTTCAGATTTGGTTTTAAGCGATATCTGTTTAGATGACATTTTGCAAATGGCTTACAACAAGAGTGCTTATGAAGGATGGAAAAACTATGCAATAAACCAATCCCAGAAAAACTAAAGAAAGGAGGTAAAAAATGGCTAAAAAGAGAACAGAAGCAGAAGTAACATTCATAGCTAACGATGACGGATTGAAATCTACGTTAAAAGAAATCAGTGCTGAATTAACTAAAAATAGAGCAGAATTAAAACTAGAACAAGCTCAATTACAACAGACTGGTTCTGAATCAGACAAGTTAGGAAGTAAATTATCTTCTTTAGAAAAGCAGTATGAATTACAAAGTCAAAAAGTTGAAGTAACTAGCCAACGTTTAGCCAATGCCAAAAAATATTATGGAGAAAATTCCACCGAAGTTCAGAAACTTGAGAGAGAACTGATTAACCAACAAACAGCGCAACAACGTTTGTCAAACGAAATTGATAAAACGAGTAATGCACTAGCTCAAGCAAAAGGCGAAATACAGACGTACGAGTCTACAATGCAACAGTTGGATAGTGAACAAAAAAATGTTCAAGCTAGTGCTTCTCTGATTGAATCCGAATACAAAAAATGGCAAGCAACTGCTGGTCAATCAGCTTCTGAATCCGAGAAATTAGCGAAAGCCCAAGAATATGTTTCTCAACAATCTGAAAATGCAGAGAAAACGATAGATATCCTGAGACGACAGTTAGAAGCTACACAGTCTGAGTTTGGCGCTACATCCACAGAAGCAATGCAGATGGAGGCGAAGCTTAATGATGCTGAACGTGAATTTGAAGAGTTAGGACAAGCTGCTAAAAATGTAGATACAACTAACTTGGACGATATCGGAAGCAAAATAGATATGAATAATCTAATGGAAGCTTCTGACGTTTTAAGCGACATTGGCGATAAGCTTACAGAATTAGGGAAACAAGCAGTGGACTCTGCTAATAGTGTAGGTAGTTCCCAGAGTAAAATACAAGCTAATTTTGGTTTGACTAAACAAGAGGCTGAAGAATTAACGAATGTAGCCAGAGACATTTATTATAAAGGTTTTGGAGAATCGTTAGATCAGTCCACAGATGCATTGATTTTGGTAAAGCGTAATTTAGGCGATTTAAATAATCAAGATTTACAAAATATCACGGAACAAGCTATGGTCCTAGAAAACACCATGGGCGCTGATATGGATGAAACGTTACGTGGTGTAAATGGCTTAATGGTCAATTTCGGCTTGAGCGCTCAAGATGCAATGGATTTAATGGTTTCGGGTACTCAAAACGGTTTAGATAAAACGCACGAATTAGGCGACAATATGGCAGAATATAGCCAATTATGGAGTCAAATGGGATATTCAGCTGATGAAACGTTCGGAATGCTTCAAAATGGTTTAGATGCGGGTGCTTATAACCTTGATAAAGTCAATGACTTAGTTAAGGAAATGGGAATATCGTTAACAGATGGTCGATTTGAGCAAAACATGGATATGTTTAGTGAAAGTACTAGAAAAGCTTTTGAAGAGTGGAAAAATGGCGGAGGAACACAAAAAGACGTTATTAATTCCATGATTCAAGATTTTAGCAATATGGATGGTCAATACGACCAATTAAATAAAGCTTCGACAATTTGGTCTGCGCTTGGCGAAGATAATGCGATGAAAGTTGTCCAATCTTTAACTGATGTTAACCATACATTTGATGATGTTAGTGGATCTGCACAAAAAATGAATGAAGATTCTACTACTCCGTTGCAAGAGTTGAACGGGAAAATAGCTGAATTAAAGGATTCATTAGCTCCTATAGGCAACACAATCATAGATGCACTCGAACCAGTAATTGATTTTCTAGGAAAGATGGCTGATGCGTTTAATAATCTTCCACAACCAGTACAGGATTTCATTGTTGCTATAGGTGGTCTTACAGCAGCATTTGGCATACTGTTACCGGCAATACTAGCCGTGTCATATTTATTTGGTCCGATGATGCTTATAATTGGAGGAATTATAGCTGTTATAGCAGGCGTTATTGTGGCAATTAAGAACTGGGGTGCAATTACTGACTGGTTTAGTGGTTTATGGAAAAAATTTACTGATTGGTTGGGTGATACTTGGGAAAGTATAAAAGACGGAGCCTCATCAGTTTGGGATGGGGTTAAAGAAACCTGGTCTGGATTTGTAGATTGGGTTCAAGATATTTGGCAAGGAGTTTCTGATTGGTTTGGAGAGCTATGGAGCGGATTAGTTGAAGGAGCTTCCAACATCTGGCAAGGAGTCCAAGAAACTTGGCAAACATTCGTTGATTGGGTTTCAAATATTTGGAACGGAGTCAAAGAAGTATGGTCGATTATTTGGGCAGACATTGTAGGAATTGTTCAAATACCATGGACATTAATAACGTCATTGATTCAAGCTGGTATTAATATTATCGTGGGTATTTTTGATGTAGCTGGACAGTTATTGGGCGCAGCTTGGCAAGCTGTTTGGACACCTATTTCTGATTTCCTTAAAAATACTTGGGATACTATGACACAATGGATAAGTATCGCTTGGAATGGGATTGTAACTACATTCCATACTATATTTGATCCAGTAGTGGCATGGTGGAATGGTATATGGACAGCTATTAGTACTACGGCTTCAAATATTTGGAATTCAATTAGTGCAACAGCTTCTAGTATTTGGAACAGTATCAAGAATACAATCACTAGCTTGGTACAAGCAGCTGCTACAGTAATTCAAAATATTTGGTCAACTGTATCTAGTTGGTTAGGTGGAATTTGGAATTCAATCAGCTCTACAGCATCAAATATCTGGAATAGTGTGACTAGTAGTATAAGCAATGCTATAAACGCAGCTAAAAGTGCCATTCAAAGTGTTTGGAATAGTATATCTTCGTGGATTAGCGGAATTTGGAACGGTATCAAAAATACTGCTTTGAATCTTTGGAATGGAATTACAAGCACTATTAGCTCTAAAGTAAACGATGGAAAAAATGCAATTTCAAGCGGTTGGTCCAATCTAACAGGTATTGTTTCCGACATATTCAATAATGTTAAAAGTACAATTGCTAACATATGGGAAGGCATCAAAAAGACTGTTAGCGCTCCAATTGATTGGATTAGAGACAAAATCAGTGGCATTTTTGATAATTTGAATATTTCTATACCACATATTCCGTTACCGGAATTTATCATGGAAGGCAGCTTTAACCCGCTAAAAGGTCAAATCCCCCATTTGCGTGTAAAATGGCATGCTAAAGGAGGTATCTTTACTAAACCAACTTTACTAGGTGGAATGAACGGTGTCGGTGAAGCAGGACCTGAAGCAGTTTTACCTTTGAAAAGATCTGTTTTGCAAGAAATTGGTGATCGTATCTTGAGTAGCACATCAGTTTCATCTAGGGCACAAACGATTCAACCTGTGAATAACTACGAATTCAATTTCACAATTGATGGTAACGCAGATGAGGTTACTATGAAGCAAACAACTCAACAAATCATTGATAGCATTACAAAAATTCAAAATGATAATGCTTCGGCATGGCGTTAAACAGGAGAGTATTTCTCCTGTTTTTTTAGTATTAAAAAGGATGTGAAAAAATGACTGATTGTATACATTCTATAATCGATGGATTTCCTGATTATTTGCATAAATTGGCTTTAGCTGAAAGACCAACCATACCTTCTCCAAAAAGACAGAGAGTTGAAACTTCTGTTTTAGGNAGGTTAGGTGGCTTAGTACAAGATTACTCGTTTGAAGACATGTCGTTTACATTGCACTATAACTATTTAGAGGATGTGGAAGACCATCAAGCGTTCAAGCAATCGTTTTATATCATGCGTCATTGGTTAAATTATGCAAAGAAATTAGAATTCTCTGATGATCCCAACGTCTATTATGTTATCCAGACTATCGATATTGGGGATGCAGAAAACGATATTGTTGAATGGGGAGAGTTCGATGTAAATATTACTGCGAAACCATTCGCAAGAGTTCAAGAAGATGTACCTATAACCGTAGATAAACCACAGTCATTTAACTTGCTGAATAATAGTTTAGAAGAAAGTTTTCCAAAGATTATCATCACTCCTTCAGCTACTTCATGCCAGTTCATCTTAAATGATTATGTGTTTAGTTTTGAAGGCTTAGTAGTAGGAACTGACGTAGTCATTGATAGTGATTTGATGCTTTGCTACGAAGAGCAATCGGACGGAGATATTTTAGATCGGTCCAACAAAATGAAGACCATGCAATATCCGACATTGCAAGTGGATATTAATTATTTTAATTGTACTGGTTTGAGCAAAATACAAATTTATCGTAATGGGTTAAGGTAGGTGAAATAGATGATCGATAATTTAATAACTATTTACGATAAAAACGACGCGAATAATTTAGCTGAACATTTATATGATACGCAAGGTTTAGGCGCTTTGTCAGACTGGTTAACAGCTACTGTTAGCAATAAATTAAACGGAGCCGAGATATTTCAGGGTACTTATCCAATAAGCGGAACTAATGCAGATTTGATTGTAGAAGGACGTATTATTCAGTGTTATGTAGATGAAAATCGAGCAAAACAGCGTCTACGGATTTATTATGCAAAGACTTCTGTAATAGGCAATACGATAGAAGTAAAAGCTGAACCTATTTTCAATGATATAAGAAAATCGGTGTTGAATAAATATGACAGTGGAACAGAAAAGATCACTGCTAGTCAGGCATGGCAAAACGCAAAAACTTTAGCGAAACCAGTTATTCCTTCACAGTTTTCTTTCTCGTCATTAGTAGATACGCTTGCTAATGTGAAGATAGAAAAGGCGAATTTTTTAGAATTCTTTGGTGGAAAAGAGGGATCTATTCTAGATCGATTTCATGGGGAATTTCTAAAAGATAATAACACATTACGTCATGAAAAAAGGCTAGGCACGGATCATAAAATCAAAGCGATTTATACTAAAAACTTAACTGGTCTTGACTTAGAGATTGATGCTCAAAGTGTTTTAGTTGGAGTTTATCCATTCATTAGCAGCTCTTCAGAAGGAGAAGACGAGATCACTCTACCAGAAGAAGTTATTTTCACGGATTACGTGGATGATTATCCTGCTGGATATGTTTCTTTTGTTGATTTTAAAGACAAAGCGACTGATGTAGCCACATTAAGGGAAGCTGCTAAAGACTGGTTGAAAACAAACATAGATAAACAAAAACCACAAGTGAGTGGTTCGATTGAATTAGTACCATTGAGGCATCAAAGAGGCTATGAAAAATTTGTTGATCTAGAAAAAGTTTCGATGGGTGACGGAGTAGATGTGTATCATCCACAGTTAAAAGTGAATATGTCAGCGAGAATTGTGGAATATACGTTTAATGTTCTAACCAATTCATACGATAAATTAGTTGTAGGAAACGTCAAAACAAACTTCTTAGAAAACACAGAGAATAATGTCAGCAATTTGATTAATGATGCCATTGATCAATTGAAAAACGGTGGCGAAATCAGTGATTTACTCAATGATATTGTAGATCATCAAACTGATATGATTACTGGTCAAAATGGTGGTTATGTTTTATTAGATCCTAAAGAAGCGCCTAGTCGTATTTTGATTATGGACACACCAGATAAGAATACCGCAAGGAATGTTTTACAAATCAACAATGCTGGTATTGGTTTTTCTAAAACTGGCATTAATGGAACATATGAAACGGCATGGACGTTAGATGGCGGATTCAATGCCTCGTTTATTACGGCTGGTGAAATAGTAGGAATTACTATTAGAGGTACTACATTAATTAGTGATGGTGCTGATTATAGAACAAGTATTGCTAATGGCAAAATGACTTGGTACTCAAAAAAAGTTAACAAAGATATTATGGAGCTAGAAGCACGTGATTATGTAAGTGCTGATGCCGGTATTGTATCATACACCATGAAAACTGGTGGTGGTTTCATGATTAGAAATCCACAGGGTAACTTGGTTTTTAGTACGTGGGATAATGGTAATAACAGACCGTTTCTATCTTTTGGTGCGCCCAATTTCAGGTATAGCAATGCTAGTTATGTAACTTCTGGCGACGGTAGTTCTTTAAGCATTAATGGTAGTGCGGGTAACTCATGGGAATTTAAGGTAGCTGGTAGGACTATGAAATTTACTAGTGATGGTATGCTAACGTTACCAGGTTGTTTTTTTGGTTCATGGGAAGATGGGAAACTTGCTAGGTTTGAACAATCAACGGTACAAGTATATAAAGATTTTACTGTTAGAGGTACTAAAAACTCAACTGTACCAACAGAACATTATGGACAACGACTATTGAACGCTTATGAAACTCCAGAATATTATTTCGCTGATTATGGGGAAGCCGTTACAGGTGACGATGGTAAAGTTCGTGTTGATATTGACCCCATGTTTGCTGAAACAGTAAATCTAAGTCGGTATATGACACATGTGACACCTACAGAACTAGTTTTGTGTGCTGTTACTCATGAAGATATTGACCATTTCATCATTGAAACTAGTAAGCCAAACGTATTAGTTAGATGGAATTTAGTGGCACACCGTCTAGGGTATGAAGATATTAGATTAAAAGAGGATACAGCATATGATAGCACAGTGCTTGACCAAAAACGTTTTTAAAACGAAGACAAGGAGGTATATAAATGGCTAGCAGTTTATATAATTTGGCTTTAGATTTCAGCAAAGAATTAAACTACACCAAAGCTATTATGGCTCGTCAAGGTGATAAAGGGATTACGGTGACGGTTAAACCGTTTCTAAATGGCTTGCAGATGGATACGAGTGGCGGAACATTTACTTTAAAAGGAACAACACCATCTAACCGTTACGTAGATAATGTTGCAACTAGTGTAACTAGTGAAGAAGTCACGTTTTCTCTTGATGGCACATTTATGAGTGAAGCAGGATATTATAAACACTGCTACGTAGAATATAGAAAAGACAATCAAATTTTAACAACGCAAGATATCATTTTTTTCTCACTAGGAGTGTCTGACATTTCGCAAGGCCAAGCCGATGAATATGTTTCGCAATTAGAAGAGTTGATTCGAAAGTATAATGAAACTTTTGATGCTTTTATGGCTGAAACTAAAGGTAGAGTGGATAGCTTAAATCAACAGATTACTGATTTAACTGGTCAAGCTAAAACGCTACAAGACAAGTTAGATGCTCTGAAAGAAGAAATTTCTAAGTTAGGTAACTTACAAGTGATGTACAGTAACAGCATTGATTTCGGGGGCTATGATTATTCGGGGAATCCTAACCTTAGCGCTAAACTTAATGCTTCAAGTTTTTCTTCAGGTACTGGCGCAACAGTCGCGGATGATAATGATGAAATTGTGTTCACCTTAGATGGCACAAATCAACTATCGAAGTATACTCTCAGAACACAAACACCTCTAGTAGAAGGAAAACAATACACAATTAGCTGTGAAATCATGTTAGAAACGGGTTTCACTGGTGACCCATCTGGAATAAAACTACTACACTCATACTTGCCTGGTGGTATCACTACTTTGCAGACAGATACAGTTCCTAAAAATGAATTGAATAAATGGCAGAAGCTTATTGGAACACGAACGGTAACATACGGTTCTAGCTTACCAAATGAATGGTATCCAGTATTTAAGGATATTCGGAACCTTAAGCCGTCTGGTAAAGTTAGGGTAAGAAATATCAAAATCGAAGAAGGCTCAACAGCTACACCATTCCAACCTAACTTATTAGCAGAACCTTACAACATGTGTCGCGAATATCCTAACGAAAATATTGCCGATCATACAGTTAAGTTCCCAATCGAATCTGGCGACCACCAAATATATCAAGGTTACACAGAAGAAGAGCTTATGATAGGTCAAACGTATACTATCACGCTTAAAGGAACAAAACCCGCAAGTCAAACCTTTGTAGCGTATAATCATTGGACTGCTCGTTTAGGAGAACTAAAGCCAGTTGATGGGTTGACAGACGTATGGTCTCTAACATTCACACCAACGAATGTTGTGGCGAGTTCACCTAAACTTTTTCGTGTTTATCAGTATCCACAATCAACAGTAGGCGCATGCCGGATCGACTGGCTCAAGATTGAAAAAGGCGACACACGAACCCCGAATATTAGTGAGTATAAATATCGTGGTACTGGTATGCGTGATTCAAACAATCCAAAAGATTATGTTTGGGATCTAGCACCAGAATATGTCGAAGATAACTTGGCCACAGATATTAAAATTTCTGAAATTACTGGTAAAGCAAACAATTATACCGATGGGAAAGTATCGGAGATTAATTCGCAGTTGACTGCTTCAATTAATGAAGTAGACACCACAGCTAAGGATGCTCAAACAAAAGCGAATGCTAATGCGACTGCTATAGATGAATTAGACAATAAGATCGATGAACGCATTAATGATACAGCTACTACCACATTAACAGTTACAAACGGGAATACCGGATCAGCAAAGCTTTATCGTGAAGGAAAAACNGTNNCTATNTATTTTNTNGCNTTNAANGGNAAAAGCAGTGGTGGAAATGATTCAACGATACTAACAATTCCAGAAGGCTATCGGCCACCAATTAGTTTTGAGCAACTGGTTGGCTCGATAGACCGTTCTACTTTGAACAGTGCTCAGTTATCTATTGGTGCAGATGGAGCCATTAAATGGCGAAGAAACTCAAGTTATGGATCGGATTATACCTTTGCAATTACTTACACGATTTAGAAAGGCGTGAATCGATATGAAGGCAGCATATAGACCAATTGAACCTTACGGATTCGAGCAAATCATTGTGAATGATGAAGAACATTTACCGGAAGAATGCACAGAAGTCGAACCACCGATTCCAAATTGGAAACCGAAATTCAATTACTGGGAGGGAAATAAATGAAAAACATTTGGAAATATGGCCGTACTGGCGGAGAGTATGCAGGAAAAGTATTGGACGACATGCTTGTATCCGTTCCTTACACAGATCAGCCACCGCTCGAAGGGGTTCGTTCAGATGGCGAACCGCTAACGATTGCTGATCAGATGTTTGATCCTAAATTGAACCAATGGATTATTTTAGCGAACGCGTTAGATCACAACGATTTAAACAATCTCAAAGCGATGTACGAGGCTCTTGAACATGAAAACGGCAACCTAAAACAGCTAAATGCCAAACTCATGCTAAGCGATGTAGCGATTAAACAGGAAAATACTGCATTGAAAGAAAAAGCTGACAGTTTAGCACAAATCAATTCAAAAATGATGCTTGCTTCGTTACAAAATAGCAAAGACATTTCAGAAATTAAAGAGCAACTAAATCCAGCTTCAAAGGGAGGTGAGTAGTATGTTTAGTTTTAGCGATGTGAAAATGATGTATGATTGGGGCTGTTTTACTGACGATCAAGTTCGTCTATTCGTTCCACTATGTATCACAGATGAAGAAGCAGATAGAATTATTAGCAAAGAAGAGAGCGCATCTTAAGTGATGCGTTTTTTTGTTGGAAAGTTGGTGGAACATGAAAGAAGAAGCGCTCCAAGACGTTGTGGAGAGATTAGTAAGAATTGAAACAAAATTAGACAACTACGAATCACTTAGAGAAAAAGCTGATAGTGCAAAAGATTTGGCAGACAAAGCCTACTCAGTAGCGCTAAACAACGCAGAAGATATCAAAGAAATGAAAGCCAATAATAAATGGTCGTGGGGTTACATGATCGGTTTAGGCATTACGATCATTGGCTATTTCTTGACTAAATTGTAAAGGAGTTAAGAAGAAATGATTTTACCCGATAAGTATTATCAAGTCATTAAATGGACGGTTTTAACAGTATTACCAGCTGCATCTGTTTTAGTAGCCACGTTAGGAAAAGCGTATGGATGGAATGGAACAGATATGACAGTACTCACTATCAATGCAGTAGCAACATTTTTAGGCGTTATCACTGGTGTGTCTGCATATAACTTAAAAAAATAGGAGGAAAAAAATGAAGAAGAAAATCATTTTATCATTGAGCCTAATAATGGCTCTTTTTTTATTGCCAATTAACGGGTTCGCCTATACGATCAACAATGAATTTAATTTAGGTGTAAATGAAGGTAGCTCACAAGTAGCAAATAACCAATACATCCTATTGCATGAAACAGCAAACGAAACTGCGACAGGACGAAATGAAGCGCAGTACATGAAACGTTCTTGGTACAATGCCTATACAGCGTATATTGTTGGCGATGGTGGGATCGTTTACCAAGTTGGACAACCTGGTTATGTACAATATGGCGCTGGTTCATATGCTAATGCAAATAGTCCTGTGCAAATCGAACTGCAACATACGCACGATAAAGTAACGTTTGAAAAGAACTACAAGGCATATGTTGAATTAGCGAGAGATTCCGCTAATAAATACGGTATTCCACTTACATTAGACACACCGTATAATCAACCAGGAATCAAATCACATTTATGGGTAACTCAAAACATTTGGGGCGATCACACTGATCCGTATGGATACTTATCAGAAATGGGTGTAAGTAAGGAAAAACTGGCTTACGATTTAGCTCATGGATTTACAGACGAAAACCCAACGACTTCTGAGAACAAGCCTGTCATTGATCCAACCCGAGCAGGTGCAGCAAATCCAACTTTATCAGATGGAACGAACCATTCTCACATTGATCAGTTTGGAGAAATCGAAAATGCGAACTTACACGTCGCTGGATGGCACATCGCTAACTATAAATACGAGTATATTTTCATTATGGACTACAATACTGGGAAAGAATTAGCTCGAGTAAGAGCTGATGGAATTTATAGACCGGATGTAAATCAAGCTTATAATACTTCTGGAAACGTTGGCTATCATGTATCTTTTAACATGCGCAATTTCCCTAATAAGAAAGTATACGTCATGATGCGGGCAACGAATGATCCAGAAGGAAACACTAAAGGCGGTGCGCAAGATTTCCATGACAAACGTTGGTATTTAAATATTCCTAAACGATAAAAATAGCTCCTCGTTGAGGAGCAGTACATAGAATTGAAAATTAACGTTAAATCAAAAAAATATTTACAAGATGTTTATTTAAGTAGATAATAAAAGAAAAAAGCAGGTGAAATTGTGACAGCAGAAATTGGTATTATGAATAAAAGTGGAATCGTGTTAGCTTCAGATTCAGCATCTACGATTGGAGATAGCAAAGTATATAATACTGCAAAAAAATTATTTACTTTGGATTCCATGCATTCTGTAGGTATCATGATATATGGTAATGCTGAATTTAATGGTATTCCTTGGGAAATAATCATTACTCAATATAAGAAAAGCATTGGTAGTTCTGTTTTTAATACTTTGGAAGAATACGCGGATAATTTTATAGAATTTGTCAAAACAGCATCTTTTATTAGAAGTGAACAGACCGAGCAAGAACAAATGATTGGGGTTTTTCAAAAAATAATTTCAGGTTTATTTGAGAGTATAGAAGTAGATATTAACTTTTTAATAAGCCAAGGTACACAAATAGACAAAGATGTCCTAGTGAAGTTATTACAAACAAAAATGAATACCAATTTGTCTCAACAGTCCCAGACATTCATTTTAGATATTGAAAAGGCGTTATTTCTTAGTAACTATGGAGAAATATTAAAAGATATTCTTAATAGTATTTCTACAATGGAAGGTGTTTCAGAAGCTATATCAGAGGAAATTCAAAGTTACGTTTATGAAATTATAATTAGAGACGATGTTTATTCTTCCCCTACAGGAATAGTTATAGCAGGATATGGAAGAATGGATATTTTCCCTAAACTATATTCTTATAATATGTTTGGATTTGTTATGAATATTCTGAAATACTCAGAATATGAAAGTGCTCAAATAGGAAATGACAATGGTTCATTAAGATCTACTATATTACCATTTGCTCAGTCTGATGTGGTAAATACTGTAGTTCAAGGGGTAGATCCACAAATTACTAATTATCTGTCGAGTCAAGTCGATAGTTTTGACGATAACGGAAAAAATACCTATATTAATATTATAAAGAATATTTCAGAGTTTCAACAAAATCAATTCATATTTCCGTTACTAAACATGATTGCTTTACTCCCAGTTGAAGAAACAGCAATTATCGCAGAGACTTTATTAAATTTAACCAGTTTTAAACGAAAATATACTACTTCTGTAGAAACAGTAGGTGGCCCAATTGATGTTTTAGCTATTACACCTAATGATGGCCCTATTTGGATTAAAAGAAAACATTATTTTGATATTGATAATAATATTGGATACAGATTGCGAAAGGAGAGAGCGAATGATTACAATAATTAAACCTCAGGAAAAATCCCCTGTTTTGAAATTTAATGAGAGCAATCTAGCCCATAATAAAATGAGTATAACTGATACAGTATTTGATGTAATGGTTGAGCAACAAAAAAAAATTAATAATAACAATAGACAAAGAAAAGAAATTAACCAATATTAA